GTAGCTTGCTGGATTACATTATTGAACGCCCTCCACCTGTTTGTAGCATCTGTAATATTCCAGCCGAGGCCAGTTGTTCCGTCAGTATCATAGCCTTGGTTTGCCGTGAGCGTAGGGTCTTTATTTGTATGCGCCAGATTACAGGTATAAATTAAATGAGTTGCTATAGAAGCACCAGCAGTTGTATAGGTCACGGATACTTCATCATCTACCACATAAGCAGTCGCGCTTGACCATTCTAGCGGCGAAGTAGCTGGCGATGTTTCAGCTACATTTGAGCTAGTAAGCATCGCATCCAGTAATTCTGTTGGGCGAATAATATCCATTACGGAGCAGTCCTCTCTGCTGGCAAGCCATTTGTATTCCAGCGATCAAATATATCAAATTGCTTCATCATATAATTAAGCATTGCCATCATTTCTTGGTTCATGTTTTCACTTGCCGGAACAACTCTCTCACCCTTATGCAATTCGGCACGATAACCATCGAAAGGAACATAATCCAAGCCATTAGCATGTGAGCCATCTAACCCTGATACTGCACCAGCTCTGTCTAAAATCCCTGCTACATCTCCGTTGCCAATGACGCTATTTATAAGCTCTTGTGATGATGCAGATTGCGCTCCAGCTAATTCAATCCATCGACTAGCGTAATTCCCTAACTGGACATCCATCGGAGTTCCGTCACCCCCTCCTTCCTCGCTTGCCGAGCCAAAGAAAGCTCCACGCCCTTCACCTTTCTCATCATACCCTATGAAATCTGAGGCATTTAGATTAGGAGCAGAACCAGTTGCCGCTATATAGGCTTCTGTCAAAGCTGCATCAACACTTCTAAAGGCATTGATCGCACTTCCGGCTTCTTCTTCTCCAGCTCTACGAGTGAACCCAGTGAATTGTGCACCACTAGCGAAGGCATCTATATCAAATTCTCCCCCATGTCCAAGAGGCACAGTAAGCATCCCCGCATTGCTAGACATAGTTCCGGAATCATCTAAGAGATGTGCAACTAGAGCAGCTCCACCTAATGCCCAACCCCAACCAGGTATAGCTGAGATTAGACTTCCCACTCCACTAGCTGCGGAAGATACAGCAGAAGATACAGCGGATGCAGCTCCAGATATAGCGGAACCTATGGAAGCCAATACTCCAGTACCTCCAGCACCTGCAGCACCTGCAGCAGTTGTACCAGCACCAGTAATACCCGCAGTCATAGAAGGAGCAACCCATCCCCCAGTGGTACTACCTACAGCAGCTAATGAGAAACTCCCCGCTCCAGTTGTAAGAGCAGAACCTACGGCGTTTATTGCGTTTATTGCGGTTGTTGCTGAGGAACCTCCACCGCCTCCACCACCGCCTCCACCACCGCCTCCACCTGACTGAAGGCTGGTGAGAACGTCCATCATTCCGCCAATACCACCTCCGCCGCCACCACCACCGCCAAATACTGCTTCAGCTAACTTCTGGGCAGCTATATTTGCCACCATCCGAGCAAAGCCCTTCGCAATAGTGTCGAAAAAATCTCCTATATCGTGAGCGTTTCCATCACTGAATAAATCATAAATCAAATTGCCCCATTCTCTTTGGGTGTCCTCTAACATCTGACTTTGTAAATCTAGTTCTTTGGTTACTTCCTTTGTTGCGGTTTCAACTCCCGCCATTCTGAAAGGCGTTTCAGCCATGATGCCATTTACATCACCAACGCCGGTTTCAAAATATCCAAACAATTTGGTGCTGTCATAAATCTCTGCTGATAAATCAGAGATTGCCTTTCTAGTGTCCATTGCGTGTTCGGTGACTCTAAATGTCGAAGTGGCAGCGAAACCAAATTCAGAGACTAAACCCGCTATCCTGTCAGCAGCAATCTCGGCAGCTTCTCCGTTATCAATAATCGCGGTTGTTGAATCCTGTAACGGGCCAACGAATCCATCAACTGACAGATTAATCTTGTCTTGCTCTGCTCGTAAATCTTCTAAAAATTCTGTAAGTTTCTTAATCTCATCACGCGCAGCATTTGATTCACTACCCATGAAAGGACTCCAAAAACCATGATCGGCTTCTATAGTTGCTCGCAATTCTTTTATTTTGTTTTGGGTTCCTAGTATCGCTAGATTAAGCTCCTGCATCCCGCCATTGCCAGAAATAAATTTTGCTGCGCCTTCTCGCGCCTCGTCCTGAGCATCAGTAACTTTCTTATAAGCTAGAGCAAGACCGCCAATCAGTAGGATGGCTACGCCAATCGGGCCACCGACAAGACCAAGAACAGTTCCGAATGAAGATGTTGCTGCCCTTAAAGTGCCCTGTGCCACAGCAGCACTTCCTGTGGCTCCTGTCATTCTGGCAAGCGCAATTTGATAACGAATAACATTAACTTCACCGGCAACCATTCCCGCCGCAGTTTTACCGAGAGCAGGAATCATTTGCCTATTCATTACCACCGCCGCAAAACCAAAAGCAGCAGCAAGCACATCAACATTTTCAGCCAGATCATCAACATGATCGGTCATAAACTCAACGGAGACTATTGCCCCCTCGATTAGACTTGTATAAATCGAAAGGCCGCCTGCCTCACCTAGCTTTCTATGAAATGCACCAACAGAATCTTCAAGGTTTGAAATCTTGCCGGTAATGGTTTCCATCTGATCAGCCATAGCTGTAGCAAATTGAACCTCACCAATGCCGAGCAAGTATTCTTGAATTTCGTTTGAGTTTTTGCCAACGGTAGTGGTTAGCCCTTGAAAGGTGAAGCTAACTGTATCCGCTTCCTGTCTAGCCTTGATGCCAAACTCTTTAAGCCTTTCAAATTCCATCGTAGAGGCATCAGCAACAGCCTCCACCATTTGATTCATATCTTTGCCCATAGCAGCAGCGGTGTTGCCGTATGAGCGCAGAGCGCGTTCTGAGGGGTCTAATCCTAAGGCTTTTAGTTTGATAAAGCCCTGAACAGATTGATCGAGAGTGAAGGGAGTTTCTTCTGCAAAACTATTGAGATTATTAAAGGCAATGGCGGCAGCTTCGGTGCTTCCGGTCATTGTTTTCAGTGAGCCTTTCAGCTTTTCTGATTCTTGGATTGTGGATGCGAAACCAGTAACTAATTTGGCAGCACCCATTGCAGCAAGAGCAGCACCAGCGACAGCAGCAACCTTTCCTAGTGTGACAACTGAGGTTTCAGCCTTGCCACCAGCATCAGTCATGCCCTTCAAATCTCGCTCGGCTGTTTTAACCTCAGTCGAGTCAATTTTATATTTAAGGCTTGCTACATTAACTCCGGCCATTACCAAACTTCCCCAATATTTCTGCTACGCCTTTGCCGATTACATCCTTGTCTTTATTTTCGGAATTCGGGCAATTCAAATTTGCGCCATTATATGTTCTAACGCAGCCAGCAATTATTCGCGACAAATCCAGTATCGAACTAAATTCCCATGAAGTGAGTTCAAGTCCAGTACCAGTTTGCCAAGCAATTAGCTCGGCAGAAGTAATTTGATTCCTATCTGAGCCTAATGGACCAATCTCAAATAGAAATTCCAGCAGATAATAGAAATCACCCATTTCAGGCAAGATAGCATCCTTGCCGCCCTTGATAACTTCACGCCGTAATAGTCTTTGATCTTTTGATGGAGTATTTAGCCAAGCCCAATGCTCACAATACTTTTTGAGTTTGGCTATACCGTCAAAAAAACTTCACCGCGATCTAATGCCTTTTCAAGAACTTGCTCTGCTATCCACTCCTGATCTTTGTATAAAGCCTTCGCACTCTCTGGCGGTTCATCACCGATTAGAATGTTATCGCTTATTGAATCAGTACAGTCGGCAAGTATTAATATGAAAAGATCATTCAATTCTGCTGCGTTTTTAGTAGCCTTTTTGCGATTATGCCTCAAGGCTGATTTACGCCAAACAGAGGAATCTTTGCCATACACTTCTATGACAAGATTCTCTCCGCTATCATCCTCAAGAATATCCTTGCTTGATGGATGCACCAGTACCACTCTAATTAGATTTTCATCAGCCGCCTTGCGCGGATTTAGATTAGAAATATCCATTATGCAGCTACTATGACTGAGGCGTTAGTTACAGCAATAGTTAACGAGGCTGAAATGATTGAATCAGAACCGCCAACATTTGTACTAAAGCCCATCAGATAGCCAGCGGTGTAATGTATAGCACCATCCGGCATAGTGATTTCAATCGCAACCTTACTTCTAAGATTTGCGAGAATCAAAACCTGACCTGCATCAGCCGCATCAAGAGCCATTGGCAAAGTCAGATCGCCGTAGTTTCTTGAGCCGGGACGTTTTTCAACATCAATCTCACCTAGTGGATTATGAGTAACAGTGTTATTACTCTCTCCAAAGGCTGGAATGTCTGTGATTTCACCAACCGTAGTGAACGTC